GAGTTCTTTCATTTGTGTCTCCTTCTAGGTTGAAGAAACTGCCGTCTTTGTCTCCCAGAGTTGTAAAGCTAATATGGAAATGCGACTTGTGAGGGTTCGGGCCTCTGTATTTTCTACGCTTCCAATTCAGAGTCGAGCTCATAATCTTTCCGTCGAAGATGATGTATTTGATTCGTTTGTCGCCTCGCTTGGCGCATTTGCGAATCTTCTCAACTAATGCGTAGGCCTCTTCCTTATGGGCTGAGAGGTCGGCGTCAATATCTAGAGCTCTAACAATTCCGTCTCTTGGAATATGGTCAGAAGATGAGTTATTAGCGTAGTGCCGAGCGTCAGCAATCCAGCCGTCAGAGCGACGATCGCGATCAGGATAATCATCGTCTATCTGCTCCCTGAGTTGCTGTCCGGCTTTACAAAGTTTAGACATTAGCCTAAAAGTAGACGCGCTTCTTCTTGAGTGATACCCAGTCGATCTAATAGATCCTGTCGTCGGGTTATCTCCGCCGCTTCTTTTTTCTTCAATTCCAACGCGGCTAACTCATCGGCTTCGCGTTGCGCAATTTCTTGCTCAGTGGCATCTCGTTCGACAATTTCATCAGTAGTTGCATTATGTTCAACAATTTTCATCAAGACACCCCGTAGAGAATATATGTTCCGCTTGTGAAATTGCCAGTCTGCGGAAGCAGATTGATTTGAGTAATGGCGGCGGTTTGATTGTAAAAACCTGCGCCTGTTGAATAATTCAAATTCGTGTTAGTGGTAGCGTTTACGCCGACATTCGTTCTATCTACCATTTTCCAAGTAGTTGCATTTGCATAATCAAAAATGTTAGTTACAGATAAATTATTACTAACAGTATTATCCACTCCGTTATGTATTGCGATGTAATTAACGCCAAAAGTTTGATTTGAAGCGGCAAAAGACGTAATTCCACTATTATATCGATTGGCAGAATCGGCATTAAAACGCAACCACAAATCTTGCCCATCTGTCGCTGGTAAATAGTTTCTCACCACTAACTGTAAATTTTTATACGTTCCAGGAATCGATGTGATGTTAATTTGCGCTCCACTTAGGGTTCCGGTTGCTATTTGTGTCATCCCCCCGCTTTGTACAGTAACCCAAGAATAATCAAGGTCGCTATTAGTAGCCTTACTTAATACCTGACCCGTCGTTCCTCCCTTGAGATCGACAAAAGAAGTATCGATAGAGCTGCCGAGTGTTCGGATAGCCGCCGCGCCGTCCTTAACAAGGTCGGTGTCGTCCGGCGTCTCCCAGCCGAAGTTCGTCGTATTAGCCATTAGTTATTTCTCCTTCTAGGCGACTATTGTAGCGTTGAGCCAGTCCAATGTGGGCAAAATGGTATTCCAAGTTTCAACCGTTGGAACGTTATTCCAACGGAACGCCTGAAGCGAGTAAGCCAAGGGCGACAGATATATCGTCAGCTCTAGGCGATTGAGAGACGCCGTCCAAGTCCAACCCTCGACAAATCCCTGAAACTCGCCATTGGCCATATTGGCCGGAAGGTTGATGATGTTGAGAGGTAGGCCCATAAAGACGCTTAGGAGGCTATCTCGGTCGGTGTCATCGATTTCAGAGTTGCCAATCTGAAAAGTTATTTGCTTCATCTCAAATTGAGGGTAGGCGCGGATTCCAAGATAGAAAGCGGCTTGGGCCTCGGCGTCCGTTTGATGGCGAAGGCTGGTGGTTATTGTTGAAGCTAATTGACCAAATTGGGTGATTGAGTCTAAGTCTGAATCGGTAACGCTGGACGATCCAGTTGCGCCGTATGCGATAGTAATGGCATTTCGAACGTCACCGGCTCGCTTGACGATAGACAAGTTCGGGCCGATGGCGTGATTGCCATCGAGATCGACGTAACCATTTGTAGCAAGGTATTCGCCTCGGTGGGTGGAATCTGCGTAACCGATGCGGCCTTGTGCGTCCTCGTAAAGATACCCAAGACCAGAAGTGGCCGTGAATGAGGCGATGTTATAAACAGTATCATTTAAGCCAGTCTGCGAATGGAGCTCATAGTCTCCGGGCTGGTCAATCTCACCAAGACCAGAGTTTTCAGCATTAGCCCAAGTGGTCGTAGCGTCATAGGTAGCCCAAGTCGTCGCCGCTGGTACTTCACTCCAAGTCGCAAATAATACGTCCCTCAGAAGGTTATAAATGCGAGTGCCATCAAATTCGTGAGGTAGGTTGCCGGTAAATATAGTGCGAGCCAATCGAGCCAATGATCCGACTGCGATAATCTGGACGACTTGGCTCATCCCAATAGACCCAGAGCTTCGGACTGTAACGCTAATATCTGTCAGACTGCCACCGAATAGACTGACATAATCGCCATTCGAATCTTGAACCTCGACTGTAATTGGGTCATTGATTTGATAAGGGATTGACGATTCAGCGGTCTCGATAAGTGTCAGATTGGCATAACCGGCCACCGGTTGCGAATAAATATCTGTGCGGCCAGATGTGACGGTTAGACCGCTAAGGGTTGCGTCGGTGACTATGTAGCCATTGACTCTAATACGATAGACCGGACTCCAAGCCGTCATTGAACGCTAGCCGTCCCTCGAAGACCGCCGCCACCGCCACCATTTCGAGAGTTAGATTCATTCAACGCCTCAACGACTGCTCGGCTAAATCCTTCGCGATCGACGACAGAAGGAGCATTGACGTTGATAATGACGTTGCCTCGTTCTTCGCCAGATCTAACTCCTGAAACATTGAAATTGCTAGGAATTGCGGTACCGCTTGGAATTGTTAGAGGAGTGATTGAGGGAATCGTTGTTGTGGGCGTTGTTGGGGTTGTGGTTGTCGTTGTCGTTACTCCGCTTGTTGTCGTCGTAGTCGTTCCACTTGGAGTGAAACCGCTAGGAAGTGAGCCAATCGGTACGGTGTTGCCACCGCTTGAGGTCGCCCCTGCGAAACTTATTTGGCTGATTGTAGGAGTATCGGGACCGCCAGTAAGAAGATTTTTTAATCTTATGATTGCGTTAAGACCCGCAATGGCCGCGTTAATAATGGGCTCAAGTGCTCTTAAAGCTGATGAAACTGCCTTAACAATAAATGAAGCTACTGAGGCTAAACCTTTAAGGCTATTACCCAAAGTGATGCCCAAAAATGGAACTAAGACATTTTTGGTGAAATTGTAAAGTCCTTCGATTGCCGCCTTATTATCTTTGAACGCTTTTATAACTGGATCGATAGCTGTTTCTTTAAATTGTTGTAATTTAGGAATAGCAGTCTCAGTGATAAATTGGAAGAATTGTTCGAGAAGTGGTAGTAAGGCCGCTCCTAATGATTCTTTAGCTTCATCAAATGCGACTCGAACTCTTGCCATTTTACCTTGAAAGGTTTCAGCTTGTTCAGCGGCCGCGCCTCCGAAAGTTGCGCTGAGAGTGCTGATTGCGCCTTCAAGACCGAGCGTCTTTATTTCGGCGGCTGAGAGACCAATACCTAAACGACTAAGGGCTCCAGTATTGCCCTCATAGGCTTTACCTAAAGCATTAGACACAGTCTCGACGTCTTTACCAGTTGAGGCAGAAATATCTAAGGCAAGTTGGAGTAACTCTTGGGACTTTGTGACGTCGCCTGTTGCGATTGCTAAACGCTGGAACGCTGGACGAAGTTTGTCGTCAGCGACACCAGTAGCTAGTGAGGTCTTGAGAATCTGCGCCTCGACTGCCTTTACTTGAGCATCAGTCGCATCTGTGACGCTCTTGAGAGCTGTCTCTAAACGCTTCTGAGCGGCTTCGTCTTCAATAGCGGCCTTGACTCCATCTACTGCCAATTTGACCGCATAGGCGGCAGCAGCAGCGGCGGCAGCAGCAAAAGCGGCTTTCGCGGCCGCGCTAAACTTTTCTAATTTACCGCCGAAGCCCTCAACTTCTTTCGAACCTTTATCAAGTTCCCTCGTTAGATTATCAACGTCCGCAAGTATGGAAAGCTTTAGAGTTCTACTTCCGGCCATTATTTATCCCACTCTTTCAAAATCTTTGAGAACGTTTCTTCCCATTTGCGAATCAGTTCAGGCTGTATCTTACGAAGTGCTGGATAGATGAAATAGCCACTATTTCCTCGACCTTGTCGGGGAGTGCGTCGAGGGAACTGACGATAGCGATTAGATCCGAACTCATAACCTGCCCAGAGGTCGCGAGTCGTTCCTCCACCCGAAAAACGTTGAGTCGCGAATCCGTAAGAAAACTCGCCAACCTTCGAGGATTTGGAAACCCTAACCCCACTTGTAATGCGATTGACAACGGCTTGTCCGAAAGTTCTAGTGACTCCGTAGGCTTTGACTTCGTTAGCGGCGTACTGAGCCAGCGCGTAGCTCTCGCGTTTAGCCGCATCAACAGCTTCATCGTCCATCGCTTTGA